CCAATGCTCCAGCCAGTACCCAACGTCCAATCTTGCCCTACTTCCTTAACACTAATATTTGTTATAGTTACATCGTTGTTAATTGCACTTAATCTTGCAATAGTAAAACCAGTAAGGTCTGCTTCAAAATATTTTGTGTGTACTCCTATGCTTGTAACCATTGGTGTATTGACGGCAGAATTTAATTTTAAACCCCCCGAAACACTTTGAGTTATTTCATAGGTAAATTTATAGTTTTTACCTATTACTAAACTATTGACTTGTGATATTTGACCTGCCGTTGGTGTATGTGTTATTTTTGCTCCTAAAGCGGTTAAAGTTGCACCGCTTGTAAATGTCCAATCTTGCCCAACCTCAACGACTGAACAATTGTCTATTGAGCCAATGAAAGTATCATTACCTCTTAACCTAAATCCACCACTTATTGCTGCTGTTATTATTTCTGTAAAAGTACCATTACTTGATTGTGTAGATGTAGTATTTCCCGAACTTAAACGAACTTTTATATTTCCATCTGAATAATTAGATATAGTGTATGATATTTTGTATTGTTTACCAGCAATTGTTGAAATTCCTTGAATTAAATCTGCATTACCCGATTGACTACCATCACAATTAGCAGAACCCCCACTAATACTCCAACCAGTACCTTTTGTCCAGTCACTATCTGTAGCAAAATCCCCGTTTGTAATTAATTGTGAGCCTTGCTGCGAAAAATTTCCGTTAGTTACTTCCTCTGCACCTTGCTCACTAAAAGAGCCGTTCTGCACCAAATTACTAGATAGAATTTGTACATCTTCTACCAACCCTTGAGCATTAACACGCGTCGCCGCAGAATTCCTGCTGAATTGAAAGTCTCCGCTTCCGTCGTCTGGTTTAACACATAGTGCCTCGCCATTTTTGTAGGCGGTCGGAGTTAGAACAATACTACTGCGGTCTAAAAGGTTACTCATATTATTGTATTTTTTCTATTTTATCTAAAATTTCTGTGGTACAAGTTTCATTTTCGTAATATGTTGCACGCGCTTTTAAGCTCGTGAGCAAAGTCGGGATACCACTCCCAAATAACATCATCATTACCCTGCGCCTACTCATTACAGGGTAGAATCAAAGTAAGAATCTAAAGCCGTTTTTAAAGCTGCAAAACTTGCGTAAGCTGTGCCTGCCTCATTTTGTAAATCCGAGAAGATAGTTTTATCTAAAACAGCCACGTTATTGGTTGTTTTAATAATAATAAAATCTCCTTGCTTTTGTCTTTGTATTTCGCAATATGCAGGGTATCGGTATTCGATACCATTTAATAGTACTAGCTCTTTTGTTACTGAATCGACGTAAATTTTCATTTTTTATATATTTATTAAGTTGTTATTGTTATACTCCACCCTTTAGCCTCTAGGCTTGTCTTTGAGGCTAGACCTGCGGAGCTAGGTGTTTGCCCTCCAGATTGAAAAAATGTTCCATTTATCTGTCCTGCAAAATCTAAGCTCTCAAGTATGCCGTCTATTGACTGCGTATTTAAAGAGGTATCTCTAAACGCCTCTGTGAAATTTGTTGCTGTGCAACTATCAAAAGCATGAGCAGGAAATGACTTTAATGATACGCAACTTTTCCAAGTGCTAACAAAAGACGTACCGCTACTAAAATCTAACAAAGGAAACTCTGTTAATACTGCGCAGTCTTTCCAAGCGCTATCAAAATCCTCGCCTTTGCCTGTATTTATGAAAGGAAAACTTGTTAAAGCCTCGCAGCCGTCAAAAGCTTGCTCGAAATTTGTTACATTTAAAAAGTTACCTCCGTCTGTAGCGCTAATAGTTAAATTTGTGCAACCGCCGAAAGCGTCCTCTTGACTCGTAGAGCCTAGTCCGTATATACCGAAATTTAATAACTCTATTATATTAGTTTTATCTGTGTTCCCTGTAAAATCAAAAGCAGGAAATACTCCCGAAATACTAACCTTATGCTTTGCTAAAGTTGTAGGGAACGTAATTGTATGGTCGCCTGTTAATCCTGTAGCGCTATATCCGTCGTCTGTTTTTATATTGTATAAGTAAGTTCCGCCGCCCTTTGTGATTTGGAAAGTTGTACCCGTTACATTAAACTCTAAAAAGTTGACGCTTTCGTTATTAAATATTGTAAAATCTGTCGCAAAGTTATTTAAAAAATACGCTTGATTATCCTCTTTCGCTTTTAACGATATAGTCGATCCGTTCATTGCGTTTTTTTCTCCGCCCGTTCCTGCGTTTATTGTAACCTCGCCGCCATTCCAAAGACCTATTATTCTATAGTTGCCGTTTCTGTCTAAAATGATAGCGCTATAGTCTTGATACATTAATTTAAACGCGTTCAAAGTCTCAAAGCTACGAGGCAATGTAAAAGACAAGTCTTGAGACCATTCTATACCGCCGTTTGTAATTGTAGCGTTTTCGGTAAAGGTAATATTTACAGCCTCATACTCGTAAATCGTAGTACTAGGAAAGCTCGTAATATTTTGCGCGTCGGGATTGTTTACTTTTGAGCTACCTCCAAAGGTAATATCGCTTACCCCATATTTTACGTATGGAAATAGATACACCTTATCGATGCCGCCTTGAAAATCCTTACAAGACTCTGTATATCCTCTCTGTATAGTACAATTTGCCATATATTAAAACTTAATTATATCCTCTGGACTCTGTGGGTATGGGTTTTGTATTCTATTTGACGGATTACCAAAAAACCAACCGCTGCGATTTGATACATGCGTCGATGCGTCTACGCCGTTCTGAGATGTTTTGTACTCTGTTAAATGGTTTAATAAAATCCAATCGTTAAACCTGTCTACAAACGTATCTGCATATCCTGCGTAAGTATTCGACAACCTAGTCAACTCCTCCGCAGTCATTAATTGCGCGTTATCTGCCGTATGCGAAACGCTGCCTCCATTAGCGACCATATAGTTACTTATTAGCACAAAGTTAGCAACAGATTGGAACTTGGTTATAGGTTGTACATATTTTGTATATAATTCAAGGTATAATCCTGTTAAAGTGCTAGCTGTAGCGCCTGCTAATATAACGTCATATAATTGCTGCCCTAATAACGGGAGTATTGTTGTATTCATTACGTCCGAAATCACAAACACAAACCTGTCGTCGTCTACGTTACCGCCTACAATAGTAGTTTGTTTAATTTCTGTCGGGGATATAAAGAGAAAATCTGCCATATTATTTAAATCTGCCGTTATTTGGTTTGTCTATTTCTGCGATTGCAACGTCTGGAGAGTTTTTTACAGGCTTATATCCTTGTCTTTTTGCCTCGTTTACGTTTACAGGTATTGTCTGTTGCATCGCTCCGCCGCCTTTAGGCTTTCCGTCCTCCTTTAATTTCTTTTTAAAGACTCTCCTTTCAAAGCGATGGTAACAATTAACTCCGCCGCCATAAAGAAAAATGTCGTATTTCCCTCCACTATGCGCAAACTTGCCATTTACACCCTGTTGGCTCATTAATTCGATGTCCTCTTTGCGGTAAACTTTACCTGCGTCCGATAGTGAAACCATTTTATTACAGAAAGACCTAGATTGACCTTTTGGAGTTTTGCTAGTACCTTTAGTAAATGCGTAGCGAGTTTTCCATAGCTTTGTATCCTGCTCGCTTGTTTGATTTGCCGACATTTTAACGTCATACTCTTTGCCGTCTGTTAATTCGTAACCCTCTGGAGAGTCAAGAGCGTATTTTTCAAGTATTGCAAACATTTGAATATCCTCACTCATGCAAACGTGAGAGCTTAACTCTGCGGTTTCCTCTTTTACCTCTATAATTTCCTCTGTAAGCGGCGCAAAGTGTAAATCTAGGTTAATGCCGTAGTTAATTAAAACCTCCTCGATTGAGTCTAGGATAAAGTCTTGCTTTGGCTTTATAACTCTTTTTATAGTTTGGCGCTCGCTCATATCCATCTCGTCGGCTACAGAGCTAAAACCACTTGCAGACGATAAACCTACTAACGACGGACTAATTACTTTGTGCGCTGTCATTATTTGATTTTTTGCCTCTTTGGTTAGCGTTTCCCATTGCTTATGTACGTTAGCATTTACAGGAAACGGAGTTACCTCTATAGCTACCTCTTGGTCGTTAAAGCTAATAATAAAGTTCGACGCGTTCGAGCTAGAAACTAGTTTACGTTTAACTTGTCTTTCAAACTCCTCTTTCTCCTCTGGAGTGTAATTTGTTCCGTTTGGTATCTGTATTATATACCCTGCGCTTAATCCGTTTTTAATAGACGATATTTGTACGTTGGCTATTTCCTCCTCCATTTCGGCATATACTAAAGCCGCCGTATAGCTTGGAGCGCCAAAATATTCAGCACCAACGACATAAGGCTTTGCTACATAAACAGAGTTGCCTTTCGCAGCGCCGTAAGCGTTAAAAAGTACGGGCGTATTTTCTACGTCGGTATATTTACGCCAATTTTTAGAAAACCAATAATGCTCTATTTCGTTTTTTTCGTTTGCAATAGACGGGATAACCATTTGTTTAGGTATATGCGTCAAAGAATGCAACTCTCCGCCTTTGGTTTCTATAACCTCAAAGCTAAACTCGCCAAAAACTTGAAAATCTGCGACCATTTTACGCAGTTCTCTAGGTCTTAATATCGTTTGTAATCTACCCCAATTCTCTGCGCCTAACGATCCGCTAGATGTGCGCAATCCTTTACCATAAATTAGGGTACTATAAGACTGATTAATACTTGAGTTTGTAGGACTCCCGTTATTTCGCGAAATAATGTAATTATAATAGTCATTATTACGCCCATTCATTACCCAATCCTTAGACTTATCCTCTACAAGAGGCGGTCTGGAGTAGCTAGTTAATGTTATTAGTTTAATATCACTCATATTTTTACCATGTATAGCGGTTAGCTGTTTGCTTGTATTTCTGTGCTGTCTGCGTTGTAGCTATAACTAGACCTCTGTATACTATTTCTGTAGTTACGTCGTCGGTTAGCCTTAATTGATAACTGCTCTCGTCAACAAATGTATAACTAAACACTAGAGATAGCTTGTAATCTCCGCCCATTGTATAAGCAGGCGTTACGTCTGTAGTCGTTCCTAGAGTACTATCTGTAATGGTCAAAGTTAATGCGTTAGACGCAATATATCTAGGCACTATATTTATTGTATGTATACTTAAATTAGGGTTAACTATCATAAAACAAGCTCGTATATTATTAAGACGTAAAAATGTGCTTTTTTGTTTCTATTAAGGCAAAAAAAAACCTTACAAATTAATGCAAGGCTTTTTTTATAGTAAAAAATTAGATTAAGATACTACCGCTAAAAAAGAGGTTTGAGTAGCCGAGTCTAAAAATGGAGCTAAATTTTTGGTTGTGGATACACCTGTCAATGTGTACATATTTCCGTCCGTTTTAGCGCCGCCCGTCGAGGCAACGATTGTAAAGTCGATTCCGTCGTCAAGACCGATAGCTATATAGTTGCCGTTTCTGTCAACTACTACCGCAGACGGATACCCTGCCGCTAATAGATTAAACTCTGCATTTGTTGCAGCGTCCATTGATTTCAAAATAGTAGTAAGCGTCTGAGTATTTACTCGACTGCTTGTATTTCTGTCTCCTACCATTGACTGCTCTAGTGTATTGCCGTCTCCCTCTAAAGGATAAGCAAACGCCGCAGTTAATGCTGCATTCATTGCAGTAGCTTCTCCGTTTAAAATAGTGAAAGCATCTGGTAGGCTGTTAAAGAGGTATAGTGTAGACTGACCGCCAAGCCCGTCCTTACACACTTTAGCTCTCCCCGATGTGATTAAACACGCCATAAGTTATTGTATATTAGATAGTTACTTTATGTAACCGATTATTAATGCTTTTAAAAAAGGGGGTTTTTACACCCCCTAATATTTAGGCTATTGTAGTAAGTAACCAAACTATTTCCGTTCCGTAAGAATATCCTACAGCTCCACCGAATACAGACTTATACAAAACGTTTCCGCTCAAATCTACCTCGTCTAGGTCTTTCACTCTAATAGAGGTCGCATCTGAGGCTAATCCTGTACCCATAGTTATATTTTCTTTCTGAAATAAAACGATAGTGTTGTCTGGGAGGGCATTTACAACTTGCACATTGTAACGTCCGTATACCATTCCTGTGTTAGCGTCTCCACCTAATCCGTTAGCTGCTCCGTTTTGGATAAGTAACTTCATGTAAGAATCCGCAACGTCTGGAGATACGATAAAGTTTACCGCTTTACGTCTTAGTGCGTAAGGCAATGCTGCCGTAGCCGCGTCAAATACTGCTAGTACATTCGCTGTAGTTACAGCCGCACCGATTGCAGTAATTCCTCCGTTTGCTTGGATAACGTCTCCGTCTGCTAAAAACTGAGGGATTAGTCCGCTCATGTTTCCTGCTGCTCCCGATCCGTTCCAGATTTGGTCTTCAAACCATTCCGCAAGCCTTGCAGATGTATCTGCTACGATTGCGTCTGCAATCTCTTGAGGTGTTTGGTCGTTAAAAGCAGACGCGCCCATAGACTCGCCGCTCCATGTTGGGCGGAAATCTTCTTTACAGATTGTAAACTCATTTTTAAACTTTGAAAGTGTTAAAACTTTCTCTGCGTAAGCTACTGCTCCTGTTGCAGGTGTAGTTCCACAAGCGTAGTCTACTACTCCTAGAGTAACGTCTAGGTTTCTTAAGTTTAATTTGTATCCTACGTTAGGTACAACATTGATAAGTCCAAGTCTTAAAGTATCCTCTTCCTTGATTGCTTTTAGCATTATGTCCACTGCGGGGATTCCTGCATAATTTGATGTAATTGCCATTCTTTTATCTATTTTTAAATTAATTAATTTACTTGTTTTGGTTTGCTTGTTTAATAGTCTCAAGGATTCGCCCTTGCTTTGTCATTGCCACTTGCTTAGGCTGTGAGCTTATAGGCTTAACTGACGGCTGCGCCGAAAGTGTTACGACCTGCTCTTTTAACTCTACGTTTTCAGACGTTAAAGTTTCTAGTTTAGCATCTAAAGCGCTCATTTTAATCTCCATACTCTCGGCGTAAGCCTTAAACATATCGTCTAAAATCTCTTTAATTACTCTCATAGACTCCTCGTCTGCGTTAACCTCTTCGATTACTTCGTCCTCTTCGGCAAGCTCTGCCTCTGGCTCTACCTCTTCGACTACTTCCTCGTCTACTACTTCCTCGCCCTCAGACATAGACTCTACAAGTCCGTCTTTTACAACGATTTCGCCTGCGTCGTCGATTTTATACGTTCCGTCGGCTAGTTGCACTTTCTCCTCGTCGTCTGCTATTAAAAATACAGCCGTTCCAACCTCTAAAGTTTCGCCGTCAAATTGTATATCTAGCTCGCCAGATTTTACACTTCCTAGAGTTACCTCTACGTCCTGCTCTGCTCCAGATACTATCTGTTTTAGCAAAGCAATGATATTCTTGTTACTTTTACTCATTTGTATATTAGATTTAAAATTTACTTCCTCAAGCTCTACCATCCCGTCGATAGAGAAACCCTTTAATTCGCCCGTCTTAATGTAGTTGTTCCAAATATCGTCATTATCTACTTTCATAGAAACGAGCCAAGAGCCAACAGGATAACTAAGTCCGTAGGCTGCGCTTTTATCTTTCTTTGGATCGGCTACTAGCCACGACTCTACAAACGTAACATTTTCGATAGTCTCGTCATGCTCTAGTTTAGAGTTTAATTGGAATCCAGACTGAAAAAAGTTTTGAGAAAAATCTTTTATAGTTTCAGCACTAAAAAACATCTCAAACTCGTCGCCGTTTTCGTCTACTCTGTAGATTAACTGGTCGGGCTGTAATACTAAGCCCATTAAAATACGCTGCTCCTCGTCTACTTTTGCAAACTTAACAATTTTGTCTTGTTTAGCCATTGCGATATAATGCTCGCCTGTGGCAGGTGCGTTTACCAATGATATTGCAAAGACTCCTTTGCTCTTTTTATTGTATTTCCCCTCGTATCTTTTCATAGGCTATATTATATAGACGTATTTATAGCGGTTTTTGTTTCACTATTTGTTAAAATCCGCTTGAGTCTACAGCGTTTCGGTCGGCGCTTTGAGCTGTGGTAACGTCTCCGCTAACAACTATCGCCTTGACGGCGTTGTCTTGCCCTGTTATGCTGTCCTGTATTGCGTTGCTTTCCGTTCCCTCTACTAGATTAAAGGCAGGAGCGGTTGCGCCTGCGTCTGCGCCTCCTGCGTCTCCTTTGGACGGCGCTCCTCCTTTGCCTAAAGCTGCGAGTCCTTTAGCTGTAGCCGCTATATTTGTAGCTATCCCAATACCTGCGGCAATATTGTTTTGTAAAACAAGCGCGGTAGCCGCTGCAACAGATGTACCTCCACTAGCGAACGCAAGCGAAGCACCTTGCGCAGTCGTTGCGACATTTGATGCTTGAGTATTTACTATTGTTTTAGCAATATTTACCGCTGACTCGCCAATTAATGCCGCGGCTTGTAACCCCTTAGACTCTTCGCCGAGAGATGCAAGCAAGCCAATACCACTACTTATATTATTTAAAGTTGCGTTTCTTACTTCCAACTCTGCGGCTGCTACAGCTTTTTGAGCTGCTAATTTTTGAGCCGCTAAGTCTGCGGCGTCCTTGTCTGCTTGCTCTTGTATTTTTTTTAATTCGGCTGCCTTTATTTTAGCGTCGGAAATATCTTTTGCATCTTTAACTTTTTTCTCGTCGTCTAAAATCTTTTGCGCCTCTTTTGCTGCTCTGTTTATTTCGTTTTCTGCCGCCGTTAGCTCTCTCTGTATTGCTCGTTTTTGGTCTATTCTACGAGTTTCTACCGCTATAACTGCCGCCTTTAATCTTTCCTCTTCGAGCAAATTTTCTTTTGTACTTCTAGCAAAGGTATTCTCTGCTGTTTGCGCATCACTTCTAAGTTGTGCAATTTCGACCTCTGAAACAGCAAGTCCGTCTTGAATTTCAAGCACTTTCATAAGCGCCGCCTCTCGCTCCTCTGCGCTTACATTGTTTAGGTCTTTAGCTTTAAGTCGTAGCTCCGCGATTTCCCTCTCTGCTTTTGCTCTTCTTACTAATAAACCTCTCTCTATTTTGTCGGCTTTTGCTCTTTGGTCTGCGACCTTTGCAGCCGCAGCTCCCTCTTTTAAGTTTTGGTCTATAAAGCCTTTTGTCGCCTCTGTCGCTGCTTTTATTTTGCCAGACATATCGTCGATTCCTAGAGTAACTTTTGCGACTGCGTCTCCTGCCACTTTACCCGCCTCAGAAAATTCTCCTTTAAAAAGTAAAGTTATTGCTTTGCCTAGTTGTGGTATAAGCTCAACCATTCCCTCAAACCTGTTAACAATATTTTCTTTTATAAGTTTTGCAAAGCTACTTATAGCCTTTTTTGGATTTTCAAAAGCTGAGATAACAAGCTCCCCGAAATCGGCTAATAGGTCGACTAGGTTTCCCGTTACCGCTCCTATGACTCCCATTATTTTAGCAAACTTATTCTGCCCCTCTTCAGAGCCTTGAAAGGCTGCTGTAAGCGCTGCGATAGTTATAACAATTAAACCGATACCACTAGCAGCGATAGCTCCTCCAATAGTACGGAAACCCATTGCAATAGCTTTTAATCCTCCTGCGAATTTTTTTAATCCTGTTAACGCTCCGCCTGTCATTTTATCGACAGAGTCTCCTAGTCCAGATGTTTTTTTTGAGGTTTTGTTTACTTCATTTCCTAGCTCTTCGGTCGAGCCTGTTAATCCGTCAATCCCTTTTTTTGCTTGCCCTGTATCCGCTACAATTTTAATCTTAACCTCTTTCATTTTTTTGCTTTTATAGTACGTTTAACTTTCCTTTTTAATCCACTCCAAGAGGCTAAGATTTCCCTTTTGCCCTTTGCTATCTCTACGCAGTCGCCTGCGCCGTAAAAATCCGATCGCCTTAGTATATCGATTACCTCTGTTATATCGTTACTCATTTTGTAGTATTATTATATCCGTTGTTAATCCGTTACCTGTGTATCTTATTATCATAGTCCGCGTAATTGTGCCGCTGCCCATAGTTGCAATATTAATACCTGCCAAATTGTTATCCGCTCCTACTACAGATGTAGTCGCCCAAGTTGTGCCGTCGCCTGTGTCTACTTTTGTAACAACGTAATCCGTAGAAATACCCTCGACGTTAAATGTAAAGTCTTGAGCTAATCGCCCAGTATTTATAGTAGACGGAATGTATACTTTATTTTTTAGAGTAGTATCAAAGCCATTTATTAGCTCTAATTTTGTCAAGCCGTTTAAGAGGTTATAAGAGTACTTATTTATCCTGTAGTCTATTTCATTGATTGCGATTACATCGTTTAAATCTAGCCTTGTAACTATCTGTATAGGCAGGTTTGCAACGTACTTAAAAGTCCGTCTCTTTAGCTCAAAAATTGCGGTTACATAATCTTTGTAATGTATACTATATAAATTATTAACTAAAGCCTCGCCTGTAAAATTACTAGCCTCTGCCTCAAATACATTTGAGTACATTGGATTATTAACTCCAAAATGATGTATAGGAGAATTTAGCTCCGTATTTAAAACAACGTCCGCCGCTAGGTCATTAACAAAACGTATGGGCGTGCTAGATATATCCTGTCTAGTTACATAATGCAAAACCGCCTTAGGTACAACTTGATTTAAATTGTCGTCTAGTATTACGCCCGTTTGTATATTTGTATTTGCGTCTGCAACCGCTGTATTTTGGTCTGTTAATTTCTCAAAGTATATTTGCTCAAACGGCAGTTTTACCTCTAGCGTATCGCCGTCAATTAGTTTCTTTGGCGTTAGGCTTTCGTATACATTTACAAGCGATGCTCCGTAACCTTGCCCGTCCGCCGCTCTCTTTTTAAATTCCATATTTAAAATAGTGCTAGGCTCTTCAAACTCAAACGATATGCGCTTTAAAAGCTCGCCTCTGTCAACGTCAAACTTTGAAAAGTCAACGTATTTTGTAGCGTCGTATCTTTTACCTTGAGAGTAGTAAGAATCTAGAGAGTTTATGTATATACTGCCGTCGGATTTTGGAATCGCTACAAGTTTATACATATTGAAAATGCCCTTTATAAAGTCAACGATTTTTAGCTCTGGCATCTCGTCGCCTATTATTACCTTATTTACTAGGGTTTGACTTGCTCCGATCGTTGTATTAAATGGTGGTATTGGGAAATTTGCTATATATTTTAAGACACTAACAGAGGACGTAAACTCGATTTTTGCGTTACTCTTTACGTGCCAAGTAAAGTTAAAAATAGTCGTACCGCTTGGAGAGAATAAGCTAGTACCTATTGAGATAACGCCGTCGCCGTTAGCCCATTGCTCACTATCCCAAGCGTAGACGTCTTCGTTTGTATCTGCGTTTCTAACTATAAAAGTATAGGGTACATTTTCGTAACCAGACGCAGGGGTTATAATATTAGATATTGCAAAATTTTGCCTTGATATTCCAGATTGTATAGTAGTAAAAGTTCCTTTATTAGTACCTAAATTTATATAAGTTCCGTCTCCGCTTGTAAAATCTACAATCGCCTCGCCGCCGCCTATCGCTACCTCGTCGTCTGCCTTTAGCCAAAGATACTGCTCTTTAAATTCAGTCGTACCAAAAAAATCCCTTGAAAATACTATAGGATTCTCATAGGTTGCAGCGTTGTATCTCGTCTCGATTGCCTCGATTATTTTAGATAGTCGTACGCTAGGTCTTAGGTCGCTCCACACTACGCCTGTAGCGTTTGCAGGATTTGCTCCGTTTGCTATGTTTATAGTTGTAGCATTTACGTCGGGCGCTGCGGTATTTGAGTTATAAAAATAGCGCTTGTTTGCCATTAAGGTATAAACAATATCTTTATTTACTAAGCCATTTTGCAGTCCGCTTTTTACGTTGTCGCTCGTCCAGTCATGGTCTAGGGCAGGAAAGGATAAATCACTTAACATATCCTCGCCTATTGTATCCTTAATATTCGGAAGGTTTCCAAAGAAATTAATCGTATAACTCTCAAGCCTACCCTTTACAATATTACACTTGTTTAACTTAAAAGTTCCAAGCTTGAAAGGTACGCCGTCAATATCTATACTACCCTCTACCTTACTCCTAGCATCGAATCCGTTATCTATAGATGCGTTATACCAATGTTTAAAGATACGATTGTTATTTTTAGACGCAGGAATCGTAAAAGATTTAGAGTAATCGCCTGTATTTTTTGTAATATCGCTCACATCTAAAACAGAGCTAACTATATCCACGCTCTCGTCCTTGTATTGGTCTAGTAATTCGCCGTTAATAAATAGGTTAACCATACTTATATGTTGTTTATTTCGTTGTAACTCTTCTCGAACGTCATTGTATAGTTAATAAGCCTATCGTTTTGCCTTGTCTTGAATTTCTGCGAGGTCATTTTTAGGTTTAAAGGTGTGTATACACCACTCGCAAAGCTCCAGATTCGCTCTGTTAGTAGTATCTGTTTAACAATCTCGTTCATATCCTCGTCAAGCCAACCCGTTTCCGCTGTTAATGTAGTCCTAGCTTGAACGCCGTACCTTACAAACTGATGGAATCCTGCTGAGGCTTGCCCTCTGTTAGTCTCGAAATTACTATCCGTTACGTTTATGCTTTCCTCTTGCTTTTTAAATAATGTAAAGCTCTGCAAAGCGCCGTCCTTATTTTGAAAAAATGTATCCAAGGGAGTATATTTACATTCTCTTGTAATGTCTAACGTCGTCGTTTTGCCGTTCCAGATTATTTCTATATACGACTCGTTAGTAGCTACGGATACATCGATCCAGAGGTATTTTACAACCTTGTTACTAAGGTCTGACTGCGCAGGTGTATTCGTGAAATTGATAGTTAACGCAGGATAAGACTTTACGCTAATAGCTTGCGGAGTAAATCCCGTAGGTACAAAAATAGGAAAGACAAAACTTCCTTGTCTGTTAACTTTATATTGTTGAGGTATAAGCAAGGTATTGTTTTTAACCGATGTAACATTTTTACCCTCGTTTCCGTACGCATATCCTAATACCATTATATCCGTTGCCTCATTTTGTATAGTAGCGACAGCGTCATAGGTTACATAGCTATATACCCATTGCTGATTGTTTCCGTCTATAACTTGCACCCCTGCAACTAGCGACGGAGTAGGCTCTTTAAACTCAATATAGTCTTGTATAATTGCGTTTATATTTATGCTATGCGTTCCCGTCGATGCCGTTGTGTTTTCATAGGTTATTTGGTAGCTATTAGTAGAGTCTGGAGTAGACTTGTCGCCATTCCATACCCAAACATTTAGGATATATTTTGCGCAGGTTACACCTCCATACACCAAAGGAGTATCTATATAAAACGGACTTAATGCTCTTATCATTTTGTTATTGTTACGTTATTACTTTTTATATTCATTCCGTCGATAAGGTCTAAAGCGAAAGCCTCGCCTATTTCGTCGCCTAGTTTTAACACTTCATTGTCTAGGGCGTCGGTAAAGAAATGCGTCGTTTCAATACCTGTGTGATATACGCTATTAGCGATAGCATAAAGCAAGCTCTTGCGTTTCATTAACTGCCCTTTCTTATTTCTAGGCGCTATACCCTTTCGGATAGTCCACCCGTTAAAAGCCATAAACGGCGGCTTTTTATCTGTGTACTTAAACTTGTTATTTGTTACCTTTTTTAGTTTCCAAGGCTTAGGACTTTTTAGCTTTACCCCCATCTCAGACGCTTTGCTACCTCCTACACCTTTAACCCCTGCGTCTACATACTCCCAATACTCCGCTAGAGTAAACTCTATAGAGTTACGCTTTACTTTATAGGATAGGTTTTTAGATAGGTTGCTATCGCCTTTCTTTTTTTTCTTTAGATTGACTCTTGCTTGAGCTACTACATTGCTCCCTAGCTTGTCAAATATTTTCTTTAAGTTATCCAAAAGCAGAGGTTTGTTTCTGAGATAGGCATTTCAACATCGAAAGACATATCCCACCCGTCTAGCAAATTCTTATCCGAGTATGTTATCTGTTGCAACGTCGGACTCTCTGACGCCGTTATATTGTTTTTTGCAAAGTCTCTATACATTTTTACCCATAGCGCATTTAGGCACGTTAGCGTCGAGTTAAAGTTATCCGTCGAGTTATCGTTTAGATAAAATTTGTCGTTTACATTTTCGTTATTAATCTCTCTTATATCTAGGCATTGTATATTTAGACTAAACGAGATTGTCGCTGTTGAGGTAAAAGTCGCGTCTGTTATATCAATGTTAAAAAGCGGAAATAAGTTTCCTTTGTTGAGGTCTATATCCTCGCCCGTCGTTATGGTCTTGACATATTCGTCCTGTTCTGCAAGAGTTCTTATATATCTTAGTAGTGTGCTGTATGCGTTCATTATAATTGTGTTACGTTTGGTTTTCTTAGTTGCGCCTCCATTTTCTGCCTGTCTAATTTGTGAGCTAGGAACGTATGAAATTCATGTACCTTTGTCGCTAGTACTTTATCAATTTTTAGTATATCGTTATTCGCTAACATTTCAATACTTACATACCAACCCCATTTGGAAAAATAGCTTGAGGCTTGTTTCTCTCCTCCAGAGCTTTCGTAGATTTCTGGATAGCCTCCTTTAATTCCCTCGATAAACTCCAAAAAAAAACCAGAGCGCCGTTAACTATATTCATAGGGCAGGCTCTCATGACCTCGTCATTTTCTTTATTATGGCTGTAGGGTAGTATCTCGTAGTTTCCGAAAGAGTCCTCCTCTGTAATCCTGCGAAATAGTATAGCCATTATTTTGTGCATATCCTCGAGCTTCATTCCTATAGTGCTGAGGTCTACATACTCCGCCGTCGTTATCTCGTCTAGGTTTGGGATAAAGCCGTACTCTACGCCGTCAAGCATAAAGCGCTGCTCGAATCCTACCTCTTGCTCACAGGCTGCAATTATCTGAGCCATTAAACCCTCATAGTCTTTGTGTACTAATTTTTTAACGTCTTGTTTTTTGATTCCTGTAAACAGAGATATAACTCTCTCAATCATTCCCTGCTCTGTTAGAGTATCCTCTCTTGCTCTCAATGCCTCAAACTTGACGTATTGATCCAGAGTAATATCTGAGATGTTTTCGGGTACTAAAATGCTAAGAGTCTCTGTCATATATATAAGACGTAATTTAAGGGGGTTTTGTTTCTTTACCTTATCTCTACCTTTCCACGATTCGCAAGCAAATGAGAAACGCCGTACCTCAGCGCATCGAGACTATGATTGTACAAATCACAAAATAAATTAGCTCCCTTATCTGAATAGATATAGTTGTTTAATTCCTTTGCCATATTGTTAGAGTCTGGGTGTACGACAAGCTCGTAGTCTTGAATCAATGCCACACCTGCCGCGATACTCCCTGCCCCTTTCTTAGCGCCTCTAATATTAAGACCTAGCTTTTGCATCTCTGCGATAGTTCCTGCGCTTGCGCTGTCTCCTATGATTAGATTGCGCCCTGCTCTCTGTCTATTGATTGCGTATATTTCGGAGATGGTTAACTTCGATTTGTATAGCTCCTCCTTTGCGTAGATTATTTTGTTCTTTTTATCTATGGCAATTTTTACTAAGGTTGTCGGATCGGTAAAGCCGTAATCCTGTCCAAAGATAACCTGTAAGCCGTCGGGGTTAAACTCTCCAAATCTCCAATTACTATATACGACGCCCTCCGCTTTTGACAGCCAAGAGCCTAGCACGACGTGATTGTATTTGATTGGATTGCTTACTTTCATATCCTCGAAATAGTCTAGTATCTCATCGGGTACAAATTCCAAACAATCGAGGTAGGAGGTATGTATATAACAGACGTTATCCTTTACTCCATTAAAACCCTCTTGCACGCCTCTACTCTCGTAGTACTTCATATAGATAAAATGCTCCTTACTCGTAGGGTTTAAGATTAAGACCTTTATATTTCGGTTTGGATTGCTTGCGTCGTTTCCTCTAATTGATAGCACTATCTTATCGTATATTGCCTCGTCTTGCATTTCCTCCGCCTCGTCAAGTATGAGCATAGAGAAATCTTTTAACCCCTTGAGGTTTGCAGATTGCACAGCACTACCTGCCTTTAATCCTTTAAAGACTATTTTGCTCTTATTGAATTTTGATACAATCCTGTTTTGTTGCGACTCGAAAGAGTCCTCCAGATTCATGATTTCGATTTTCTCCTCGACCTCAGCAAAGATGGAATCCTTGAGAGAGGCGTTTGTATACCTTGAATATAAAATTCGATGCTCATACTTCGTGCAACTATTTAAAGCGCTTAGAGACGTCGCAAATGATTTCTGTGAGAATCTTCCGCCTGTTATAATAAACGTATCCACGCCCTGCGGTATATCGAACAATGGCGCAAATTTTTCGCTGAGGTTTATGTTACTCATTCTCTGGAGTTACGTCGATTGTTGAGGTAAAGGATATAGTAGGAATGTTTACGCTATTACCCTCCGAGGTTATATCTACGCTTTGCATAGGTTTACCGATTGTATACTCTAGGTAGAGCTTAGCGCTCTGAACGTCTCCCGTCATAGCTGACGCCTCTAAAGTTTGAAAGACAGCTATAAAGTTCTCTTGAGAGGTTGCCTCCGTTATAAGCTGCTTAAATTGATTCTTGCGGCGATCGATGCCTTTTGTCTTTGTAGACCACCCGATGTTGCCTGCTCCTTTTGTCATATTATTAATAGGCGTTAACTATTAGTATTAACCCTATATATAAGACGTAAATATATATACTATTGTTTCTTATATAAAAAAACCCCACCGATTAAGGCAGGGCTAACAAAACTAAACAAAACTAAACAAAATTAAACTTTAACGAGTCCGTTTCTGTAGTGGTCTACAACTACGCCCGTTTTTAATGTGATTGTCTTATAAGGTACTATTGAGTAATTTACGAGTATTCTATTTATTAATTTTGTCATGGTTTAATAATCTAGGGTTAATGTTGCTATAAATAAATACAGCTTTATAGTTTTGTAATTGTATTCTTTGGTTTTAGCCATAAACTCCCAACCAAACAAAAAGCGATCGTGTGGGAAATGAAATTGTATTTCGAGAGTCCAATTCATTATATTGGCTTTTTTGCAGCTTGAAATCCTGCGTTAAATTCGTGCTTTGAATGGTCTCCTATAATAGTGATTAACTTGTCTATTTGATTAGTAGTTAAATCTAGGTCTTTATCGAATAATTTTTTTAGTGCTGTTTTTAAATCCATAATTTTGTTATTTTAAAAAAGACGAGTAGCCTCCTATGTAACCGCGCAACGACCAAGTATTATAGTTAGCGGATAACTCCCGTCTTTTGTTTTTAATGGGGAGTAGTTAGCTCCCCGTTGGTTATTAGTTTTATTATTCTCCTTTTAAGCACTCAGCCGTTTTGTTAAGCTCTGTTACCAATTTGTAAGATTCTACGTATTTTGATAGTTGACCGCTGTTAAGAAGTTTTAGGCTTCTCTCTTGCTCTTTGTTTGCCATCTCTGTTGCTTGTAAGTAAGTCATAATATTTAGTTTAGTTGTTTTGTTTTTGTAAAGATACATATGTTTATTAGTTATAAACACACTAAATACAAATTTTAACAAAACTTTAACATTTCAATACTACTCGTTTAAAACCTCAAATATTAATTGACAGGTTTCGTACTCCTCGATATATTCAAAGTAAAGCAGGGCGTCTCTTGAGAGAATATGCTCGTCCTCGTCTGATAGCGGCTCAAAATTATAATTGTCGTATTCGTTATAAATAAAAGTACATACATACTGGATCGACTCGTCTAATAAATACTCGACCATAGACCTATAAAATAAATCGTGCGCGTCTGTATAGTTTTGATTTGTAGCCTCCTCAAAAAAATCGTGAGGGTTGTTAAATATTACGGGTATGCTCATTTAAAATAATTGTTAATGTTATTAGAAATTATCCCAACACCAAATTGGGGTTTTTTCTCCAACATAAGCGCTACCTACATTAAATTTAAAATATTCAATAGCCTCTAATTTAGTCATATCCTCTTCAAATACTTTCAAACATTTACTTACAGAATATATTAATCTCATTTCGTTTTCTTCTACTCCAATTATAGCAGAATCGAAAACCTCTGATAGTCCCAAAAAAGAATCGTCGTTATATCTTTCATTTATTTTTTCAATCATATTATTTGCCATTAAAATAGTTCGTTATATACGCAGTGATGTACAAAGTCGTAGTCCTCATTTAAGGTATCTATTTGGGCGTCTGTCATTGCCTCGCCGTCGTAATCTGCTGAGACTATAAAAGCGTCGCAAAAGTCGGGATAGTCGTTTGTATCTATCCCGTCAATCTCTATGTTGTTTATTAGGTCGTAATTCATACTCCAGAGCTTTGAGCCTCGTCTACGTCTTTGATTTCGTTAGACGATAAAGCGGTTACTATTGCCTCTTGATTGTGTGCAATATCTTTAACTAGGGAGTGAAGATTTGACAGCCTTGTTTCTAGTTCGGATACCCGTTTCCTCAAGACTTGCTTGTTTAATGGTTTGCTTTGTTTCTCTAATCTTGGCGTTTTCTCTTTCATAACTTTGTTGCTTTTTAATTGTAGCGCGTTCCATATTTAAGAAAGCGCTCATTTGATTATTAATAAAAAATTGTACTCTCTCTTTTGGTATGCCGTCGAAATACTTATCGAAATCGGGCAGGTTATTTTTAAGCTCTTTTATCTGTGCATGGAGTTTTATGTTAACATTTACTAAAGTCTTAATCTTATCCTTTGCCTCGTCGAGAGATATATGCTCCTCGACTATAGACTCTTTGGATTTTGTAGGCTGTAGAATAATGGCGAGGGATTGATAGCTTTGTTTGAAAAAATCGCTGTATTTGTAATGTACATCGAAACAATTTAAAGCGTGCAATACTGAGGAGTGATGATGTCCTGTAGTCGATCCTATCTCTGCGAATGGTTTACCTGTTAGCTCTCTAGCAAAATGAAAGTATAGGCATCTCGCCATTACATACTCCCTTTGCCTTGTATTCTTATCTATTTTTAAGTCGGTTACTTTCTCGACTGCTTTTTTAATCTTTTTTAACATAGTTGTTCTTTAAAATGTTTAAACTCTTCTAGGCTACGGATAACTATATATGTGAATCCTTGAGACTCTAGTAGTTCCTGCCATAGTATCTGCTCTTTACTTTGCTTTCCTTTGGCGTTTTTTAACTCAATCATTACGGCAGAGCTATTGTAATAATAAACCATATCGGCGCGCCCTTTAATTAATCCAAGCGCCTTATTTCTGTTGCCGTCTATTTTGTTAGCGGAGTTGTTTAGGTTATAGCAAAGTAAACCTCGCTCTTTGGGGTAGTTGTTCCAATGCCATTGGAATATCTGGCTCTGTATTTTAACCTCGCTTAACATCATGCTCAAATATAAAGTAAAAATCGTCTAGGTTAACGGATAGAAATTTCTGCATTAAAGACATGGTCATAAAATTAAGGTCAAAGACGTTATTGTTAGTCTCTAGCTCTTTAACGATTCTCTTCGCAGTATGAGGAAACTCCTCTATAAGTAGGTCGAGCTTTGTTTTAACATCTGAGTTTAATCTTTGTAGTAAATTTTTCATTTTGTTTTAGTTTTTAAAGGTTTCTTAACAGAGTAGCCGTTGCGTCTTAAAAGATTAACAGCTTTCTCGATTTCTCTTTGTTTAATCCTGTAATGCTCAAAAATTGAATTGCTTATCGTCATGATGTTTTTGTTTTATATGTTATTAATTTTTATTATAGCTCCTTTGGTTTTTAACATATCACTGATATACTTTAAAGGCGTTTCGTCTGTTATGGTATTTCCGTTTTCCCAAGTGGATATATAATCGCTATTTAGGTAAAAAAGATAAACGTCATCTTCTCCGTGAAAAGTCTCTACGTCATACCCTATAATTCTGTAGTCATTTAATATTTGAGCTAAGTACATAATGTTTTGTTTTAGTTGTTTTGTTTGATACAAATATACAAATGTTTATAACTTACAAACACACAAATTTGTAATTTTAACAAAACTTTAACATTTGACTTTTTAACTAAAAACTTTAAATCTGTTTTTATTTACATACTCAAAACTCTTTTTATACCCCACAGCCTCAAGGAAATCTCTAGCGTCTTGTCGGCAAGTTTTACGATGCAATACCCACGCCGCAGTTATATACTTATCCTTTACTGCCTGCGCTAGCTCTTTGTTTGACATCTCGCTGTAGTTTTTAATTACCTCGTTTTTGATTAGCTCAAGCCTAGCAATCTCTGCCTCTTTTTTATTTATAAATTTATGAGAGCAATAAGGACAGACTTTTGTAGATGCTAACAGGATCGCCTTACATTTCGGGCAATCTTTTACGGGCGCAGGTTGCTCTCTTGTAAGTTTCTTTTTAAGACTCCACTCTCTAGGATTCTCCCAATGCCCTAGCCGTTTAATATTATTACCAAAGTCTAGGATATTAAAGCTCTTTAGGTCTGCGGTAATCCTTGAGCCTCGTCCGCACATTTGCAGAAACAAAGGGAGCGAGGTTGTAGCTCTGTATAATATTATAGTCTCTATGTCTGGTTGGTCAAATCCTGCGTTTAAAATACCGCAGTTACAGATTATAGCTTTCGGGGTTTCGTTGTACCATTGTAGTATCGCCGCTCGCTCATTCTTGGGTGTGTTTCCGTCGATATGTTTTGCCTCGTATCCTCTTGCGTTAAATTGCTCACATACGACCTTAGAGCTGTTTACATTCGATGCAAACAATAAGGTCTTTGTATTCTCTGTTAACCGCACCCAATTATCTACGACTCCGATATATGTTTTGTTATCCTCGTAATAGCTTGCGGTATCAAAATCCGCTCCTGTGCGCTTTAATCCTTTGGTATCTATTGGCACGCCGTAGCTATTTGAAGAGGATAGGAAACCCATTTTAATAAGTTCGGGTGTATCTATTCGTTGTACTATAGCGGTATAAAACTCGTCGAGAGATACGGCAGCCTTTCCCTTTCGCTCTGGAGTAGCCGTCGCACCTATTACGTAGGCAAGGGGGTTAATTAAAGGGAGTAGCTTTGTAAATACGTTCAAGTGAGCCTCGTCGATTACTATTAAGCTCTTTGAGGCTATAAAATCTGTATAGGTTTCTTTGCGCCTGTCTATTGTTTCGACCATACCAACGTGTAGCCTTGCCTGTAGCTCTGGATTTGATCCGCTCGTTATATATTCGGGAGTGAGTCCAAACTTCTCGAAAGAGCTGCCTGCTTGTTTTAGTAGCTCGCTCCTATGAGTTAATACTAGGACGTTCCCTCCGCGTTTTAAATGCTCCGATATTAAGTAGGTAAACATTATCGTTTTACCTGCTCCCGTAGGAGCGCAAAGTATAGCCCTGCGGTTTCTTTTAAAAGAGTTACGCAATCCCTCTACTATTTGCTCTTGATATGGGCGCAGTTTAATCATTGCAAAATATGTTTATTATTAATAACCTCGCTCGATAATCGTTTTAAATTGTTTGCTGCGGTTGTCTTGCCACGCAATAAGTCCGCCAAGTCTTGAGATTTCTTTTTGAGCCTCTGCAATTCCTTGCACCCCGTTTGAGCTTTCTCGTATTGCCTTATAACCTTTTTTAATTCTTTTTTGGATAATTTCAAGCTCTGCTCTAACTCCCTCGTTTCGTTTCTCAGTCTCTCGTATTGCGTTGCGAGTTCTCTCGATTTCAATAGTCGGCTGTTGTAGCTTGTCGATAGCTTGCTCTGAAGCTGTAAACTTTGCTGTAATATCTCCGCTATCATTCATTAAGTGTATAGGTTATATTACAACCGCAGTAATTAGGCTCTACAGATTGCAGCTTTTGGATATATAAAGCGGCGTCCATAAGCTCCTCCTTTAAGTGTTGTAAAAAATCGTCTTTGTTGTTATCCTCCAGAGTAGTATTATATTTTTTTATGCCTGCCTCCGAGCGAGCGTTAAACTCTGCTTTTAAATCCTCTAGTATTTGGTCTTTCATTTGTGTAAAAAATAAAGGGGAGCGCTAACTCCCCGAATTATTAAAATGGCAAATCGTCGCTTGCCTCTTCTTGAGCTGCCTCTGGAGTTTCCCTTGCTGCCTCTGCCTTGAATATCTTCCAAGATTGTAAGCTCGTGTAATACTTTCCTTTGTACTCGTTTGTTTGTACGTTAAAGTTTACGTCTACCTCTTGACCGACTTTGTTGTATTTCAAAAACTGCTCTACTTTCTCGTCTCCGAATACATCAAAACAATAGAGGTTGTTATAGTCCTCTGTAGTCTCTAAAGTAAAAGATAGCTTTTGCCAATCTTTCCCTGCTGCGGACGTTCCTTTTTGCGTTTCTAAAACTTTGGTAATCTTTCCTGTTACTTTCATAATTATTATATTTGATTTGGTTTAAAATTAATTCTTATATTTCTCTAGATTCATTTTAACGAGTATAGGAGTCTGCCCTCCGTTTAATACTACTCCGCAGCCTATGGCGTTCTTTTTACCTCCTGCGGCGTAAGCAAAAGCATACTGCGAGTCGTCAATACCACACCCGACAGCCATAGCAAAAATAGCTCTAGTCTTTCCAAACATATACTCGATATAAAAATCGGTGTGAAAATGCCCCGTAATTGTGGAGACCATGTCTCTACGAGCTGCCGTCCTTGCTTTAGAGCTTTTATGCCCATGCACATATCTCACGCCGTCGATATATGTATCCGTAACCCATTGCCAAGTCGGAGTCCCTAGCACGTCGTTAAACTCTTTTATCCAAACTCTAGGAACGCCACTATCGAAAGCCTTGCGCATTATTATAGCGTCGTGATTACCTATGCAAACCTCAGCGTCTGGAAAGGCTTTATACCAATCTTTAACTCTCTCTACGCAAAGGTCTAGCTCTGCGCCTCCTCCTAGTCCGTCGGGATCGGTAGTATGAAAACTACTCCAGTGAGAATCTATTATATCGCCAATAAAAACGACTCTATTACATTGATACTCTTTGTATGTATCCTTACAAAATTGCAAATAGTCTTTGCGCTCAAAAGGCAAATGTACATCTCCGATTACTAGGACTCTCGACTTGTCGGCTTTTGCTCTCATTTCTAACAGAGCGCTTTCCTCTTTTTGGTTTAACCTGTAGCGGTTGGTTTGGTTTTTCATGATTTATAAATTTGGGTTTCAGCATAAAATGCTATTGTTGTTTTTTATTATAGCTTTAGTTTTTTTATTATTTCTGCGAGTACGTTTACCACTATAGAATTGCCTGCTTGTTTGTATGCTTGTGTATCTGATACTGACCATTTAAAATCTTCTGGAAAATCCATTAGCCTAAAACATTCTCTTGGAGTTAGTCGTCTTATATTGTTGCTATTTATCACACCTTGATTACAAGCAGTATCTAATGTTTGTGCTACACCTTTTCCAACTCTACCTCTCCGTGTTTTAGAGTTAAGTACACTAAAATTTATACTATCTTGATTGGTTGCTATTTCATAACCTTTGTTTGTTGCAGATTTTATTTTTAAATATTGTAAATCACTTGATTGCTTTGCATAATTTGCAGTAATACAATTTACTATTTTTGTGTTTTCTGTAATAGGTTTTTGACTTCTATCGTAGTGTTTTAAATGCTTTACCATTTTTTCACTTAAAAAATATTTATTATCTACATTATCCTTAAGTACATCTTTTAGTTTTTTAGTTAGGTGTTGTTTTTTTGGAAACCTAAAAGTATTATCTGCGTCGTCTCGTATACCAATTATAAAAACCCTTTCTCTATTTTGTGGTACGCTAAAATCTTTACTATTTAAAACTTTATAATAAACGTGATAGTTAGCGCAATGCTTTAATGGAAATATAACAGGATTCCCGTTTATCGATTTACCTAAATAATTCAGCCACCTTTTAAATGTTTTTCCAGAGTCATCACTTAGTAAACCTTTAACATTTTCAAATATGAAATATCTAGGTTTGTTTTTTTTTATAAACTCGTGAGAGTTATAAAATAAAATACCTCTCTCGTCATCTTCGCCTTTACGATTACCTGCGAGACTAAAGGCTTGACAAGGCGGAGATGTCATATATATATCTAAACTCTCTTTTGGTATTTCTCTCTCATAAACATTTTTAGGGAAATATTTAGGATCGCCATAGTTTTCAATATAGGTTTGCCTTGCGTATTTATCCAAATCACAAGCATAAACAGTTTTATAATCAATACCTAACTTTCTTAATGCTTGGTCAAAAGCACCCACTCCGCTAAAATCACTCCCTATTTTTATCATTTCTCGCTGTTAAATTTAGTAATATATCTCTGCGTTGTTCGTATAGATTTGCCTAGCATATCCGCAATATCTTTTTGAGATACGTCGGGGTTTTTTGTGTAGATACTTTTAAAATTAGTATAGGCGTCTTTTTTGTTGTCGAAACTACTTTTAATTTTAGTACGCTCGGCGCTCTCGATTTTAATTTTATTAGCCATATCTATGAAATAATGTGCTAACTTTTCAGCTTTTAAAATGCTTGACTTACAGACTTCGTCTTTGTGTATCTCTTTATTTTTTTGAGACTCTAGCGTATTAATTAGCAGGGCAAATCTAGCGACGTAGGCTTTCATTTTAGGCAGCATCGACTTGTTACCCTCTGCTATATCCTCAGACTTTTGCATATATGTTATTTCCTTGTGTATCCTCTTGTATTCTATTTTAGCCTCTGGAGTAAACTCTGCCGTCACTGCCTCCACTACGTTACTCTCGTTTAAATTTAGATTTCTTTTTGTGGATTCGTAAAATTTAATAATAAAATTCTCGTACCAATCTAGCAAATCCTGCTTAATTTCCTCGTCTACATAGTCCTCGACCTCAAGCTCTGGATAACTAAATAGCATTCGGTCAATAAATCCGTTGCTTTTGTTCTCCTCTGTTTGGAATCCGTCTAATATACTCGGCTGTATACCGCCCATAATTGGTAAAAAAGCTCTCTCTACAAAGCTACTCTTTGCGGTCTTTCTGTTTAGGTTAATTTCTCCACCACTCCAAGAGGATAGCCAATGCTCCATATCTCCGCCCTCTCTGTATTTATTCATATCCTTAAAGAAACCTGCAAGCTCGTCTTTTAGGACTCCTATGCCGTTTGTATTTTCGTTGTGTAATTCTACAAGCGCCTCAAGAGTTACGTCGTTAACTAAAAATTGCGTTTTCTTTGGCTTAAAAACAGGCTCTTTTAAAACTTTTTGTTTAGCCTCCATATTGTTAAACTCCTCAAATTTAGCCTCCGCTACAATATACTTTTTTATTTCTGTGCTATTTGCTTTATCTAAAGGGAACGTAATACCTTTAATAGACGGCGTTTTTCCTACCCCTGCCTTTCCTACTAAAGAGAGCCAAATACTAGGCGTTTCTTTCCACCCGTTTTTTATTTTTATCTGTTGTGAGTTACCTACTATAATAGAGGTTAAAAATAACAAGCTACAACCCATGTAGTCAATAGACTGCTTTAGCGTTCGATGTCTTTCTAATATATAATATTGTAAATCGACAGGAAATATCTCTAATGGAAACTCTGTATTAACGCAAACCTCTTTCTCCTCTATAGCAACGCTTATAGGAGCATCTATTGCAATACGAGAGCCAAAGCCTTGAGAGTATAACTCCTTAGCTGCAAGGCTCGCGTCGCCGTTATGTATGTAGTGTGCGTAAACCATAAAGGGGTTATATCCTTTCTCTGCCTCGAAAGACGTTCCAGAGGTAAAGAGATACATTAATCCGTTATCCTTATAGATATATCCACTATGTGCGGAATCTGCGCCTTTGCGTCTTATTATATATTTGTCTTTTAGGTTTCTTACTACGTCAAAGTCTGCGCCTATTAGGTCTAGTATACTTGTTTTATTGTTGTAATCCTCCCAAGCGCTCAAGCCTGTAGTTATAGCCTTGTTTTTTTTAGGTTTCTCGATTACCTCTATAGCCTCCTCTTTGTGGTCGTATGTCTTGGAAATAGAAAATAAAACCTCGCGATCCTCGTCGCTTATATAATCAATATCTGTGTACTCTTTGCCGTTTAATATGTCGGCATAAGCCACAATATAGCCGCCTACTCCTCTAGTCTCTAGTATCTGCTGCTTATGACCTTTAAGTTTAGCGACCTTTAGGTTTCCCTCCGCTCTTTTAGACTTATATAAAATGTGAAATCCGTCGTTAATAGTTTTAGCTATAACAAACTTATCTTTAAAATTAAAGATGTTATCCTCTAAAAAGCTAATATACTCCGCCCAAAACTCTTTTTTTTCTCTAGCGGTAGAGAACACTTTTAAATCTACGTCTAAACATTCCAAGTCGTTAAATCCTGTAACAATCCCGACCGCCTTAGCTTTTGTTTTAAGATACTTTACTCTAAAACCCTCTATATCTGTAGCGGTTTCCTGCGCTTGTTTCCAACTTCCTACAGGTATTTTATCCGCCGTCGCCGTAATAAGGGAGAAACCTCTCTCGATTAAGTTATTACATTTTTGTATATCCAGTTTTATCATTTGCTTGTATAAAAAAACTCCTATTAAATAAGCTCAAGGTAGGAGGAGCTTAAAAAATAAGAGTTTTGTAATATGAAAGCTAACCTCCTACGATTTGCTGTTAGCGATTATACTTGAGCGGACAATCACTACAAATATAAAGACTTTGTTTTAAATTAATCCCTATAGTTATAAACAATACAAACACGACAAAACACGACAAACACGACAAAATAAAAACGCGATGTCGCCTCCTGCGCCCAACGTAGTACTGACTTTATTACCAAAACACGACAAAATTATGTCGTGTTGTCTTTTTTATAAATCCTATCGATTTATTTTTTCAGTTTCAAAATACACAACACGACATGACATTTGTCGTGTTTCCCTGTAAACTTGTACTATCATTAGGTTAAGGCACACGACACGCTAAAAAATTATGTCGTGTTTGTCGCCTATAAAACCAAAAAAAGCCTATAAATCAAATTACAGGCTTTTTAAAACTAATATATTATATTGTTAATAACTATCGTATACTTTATCTAAACTCGCTGTAATCATTTTTAAGATGTTAGCCGTTCCGTTGCAGTTTGCACACATACGCTTTGTATCGTATCTTAAAGCGAATACCCACTCGTAAGTATTAAAAACTAATTTTGCCTGTTCTGCGCTCCATTTATCTACCTCTCTAGATTGCACAAAATTATCGTAAGCCTCAAACATAGCCTTATCCATGCAGCGCTTAGGTTTCTGCGATACGTTAAAAGTTGGCGAGTTGTTTAAGAGTCTTTTGCGTTCGTCACAGCCGCAATCTTTGCCCTCTGGAGTAAATACCTCTACAAGTTTAGAAACCCCCGTAGCTTTAAGCACTTTCTCGATTGTTGTACCGATCCCTACATCGTCCACATTTTTAGTCTCGATAGATTTATCGTAGGCAAGTTTCATTTTTTTGTATTTTTTACCTCTTTTGTCTCCTTTAAAATTTTTAAGGTCTTTTTTAGTTACTTTCATTTTTACGCTTTTTTAAGTGTTTTAGATTACTATTTTTATATTTTTTGTAATCCTCTTTTAAAATCTTTTTTAATCCTTTATGTATTTGACGATGTACATAACAATAATTAATATTAAACTCTCGTCCTATCTGTCTTGTAGATTTATCGAAACTCTCTTGTATTAATTCCTGTTGCACCATAGGCAGGTCATTAAACCTATCTAGGTACATCTGTTGTTTGTCGCTTGGCTCAAAAGTATTTTTATAATCTTTTAGGTCTATATCCTCGATAAATAAGTCCTCTTTGTTTTTTCTTATCTGGTCGATGTAAAGGTTTCGCATTGTATGAATCACAAACCAATCGCTTTGAAATTTAGAATTTTGGAGTTTTAAGTACATATCCTGTACAATATCTTGAGCCTTATGGTAATCTCCGCAAATGCTTTTAGCAATCGCAAGCCAATCTTTATTTCTTTGTACTAATTTTTCTAACATTATTATTTTAATCTGTTAGTATTATAATATATGTATTTTGTTGCATTTTTTTGCATTTTTTTATTAACATTTTTTTTTATTAAAAAAAAGTTGTAATATTGTGAAACAAAACTAAAACATTATGAAAAAAGTAAAAACATTATTACAATTAAAAAACCACCCTTTAGTGGACGAGGTTTGGAAAGAGGGACAAGACAATCAATACGACGATTGCGACGAGGTGTTTTGGCTATCATTAAAAGAGGGGTATATTTTTGAATATGAACAATCTTCTTTGATAACAACTAGAGGCTTTGTCTACGCTATTGTAGATGAGTTTAATTTTCAAGCAAATAACATTGTAGAAGACGACAGATAAAACCATGAGAACAAAAAAGAAAATTATCCAAAAGCTACAGCAACTAGCCGACAGCTTGCCACTTTGTGAAAAACGCAAGGCAATCAAAAAAAGAATATTAAATTTAAAAATAAAGAATGAAAACATTAAAAGATAGTATACAGGAGTTTGCCGCTCCGATTATAGAATGGGAAAGCGACCACGATAACGAGGTACTACAGCAGGATTTTGTAGAGGCGCAGCTCGGCGCTTATGGTGTAGAGTTTAGTATTTACGCTAGTAGAGATGTATCTTACTCGCATGGTACACACTTCGAGACTGAGGACGTAACGCTAGGCGATGCTCATTTTGATATTGAGATATTAGCTGTATTTGATCAAGACTTTGACGATATAGATACAACAGACGAGGAGAACGATTTACTCGTTAATGTGATAGCTGCAAATTATGAATAATAAAGATAAGGCTATAAGGTTTCGCATTAAACAAGTTCAAGCCAGATATGATTATATAATGAATAAAGATAACCCTAATTATCGTACCTTTGGAACGGAGAGCGAGAGGCTTTTAGATGCTTATTGGCAAATTAAAGTTTTAAGAAGATTAAAAAGAATACAAATTAATAACCTGTGCAAAAGCACGCAAAACAAAAACAATGAATAAAGAAAAAATTACAGAGCTTTACCGCACATTTGAATTAACGAAAGACGACGTATTTAAACATAAACATTATTTAATTATTACACGCTCTGGCGTAGAGCGTATACAAAGCAAGTCAAATATTGAGGTTAATTTTAACCTAGAGAAATGCGAGCATAACTTTGCAGTCGTTAAAGCTGTAGCTTTTAAAAGAGATGCTCCAGATATAAAAATAGAGACTTACGGCTCTGCATTGAAAGGAGCAAACTATCAAGACGGATCGACAAATTCGTGGTATGTTACAGAGCTTGCCGAAAAAAGAGCTTTATCGCGAGCCATACTCAAGTTAGTAGGCGCGTATCAATTAGGAATTTTTGGAGAGGACGAGTCGGACGAATTTAAACGCAAATAATGCAAGGATCAAAAGAGTATTTTTTAAGAGTAAAAGAGGCAGAGTACTTCGACCTGCCTCAAGCTCTTAGAGAGCGGTCTGTAGTTTATTATAACGACTACGAGCTGTATAAAGACGATTCTAGTTTTAAGGCTTTAAACAAAGCCTATCGAGATGCTAAAAAAGCGCTTGAAAATTGGAAATACGACCAACGGCACAACTAGGATACACCCTTACAGAAATGCAGGGGTTTACTTTTTAATATTCTTTGTTATTTTTTCCGCTCCTCTAATTACAAAATAACCACCGACCGCAGTCATAAGTAAACCCTTGAGTAATCCTATCCACTCTGGAGCTATTTTAAAGCCGTCTAGCGCACTATCTAGCATAATGAACACAAACATACATACAAGCAAAAAGGCGAGCGTAAAAGGACGTATATTCTTGCTAGCGTAGTTATCGCTATTTGCGTCCGCCTCCCAACGCTTTGTGATTTCCTGCTCTATTACTATATCTTTGTTTAACTCTGCTAGTAGCAAGTCCTTATCTGTCTGCGTGAGCGACTTATCCCCTCGTATAGCGTTGCCTATCTTATCCAAAGCCTTGACTCCCGTAACATTTGCAGCAAGCTCTAGCAATTCGGGCGCAAAAGCCTTGCCCTGTTTAGCTAAAAACCTCAAAGCGTCGCCTACTCTAGTCGTGCCGTTCTTATCTTTGTACTTTCCTGTTTCCATTAATACGTCCAAATTACATCTTGAGCCTTATCGCTATCACTATCGACGTGAATAAAAGAGTTAGATATACCCATACGAGTAAATCCTGCGTCTTTTAACGCCGAAACTATTACAAACCTAGCTCTAGAGTCTTTACAAGCTATATCGACGGCTAAGCCTCTCGTATGGCTGCTAGAGTTAACACCTCCGACCTTTGCGTTATGCTCAAGCGTTCTGTAACCCGAATTTATTTTAAAAGGTATGCCTGCTATATCTCTAGCGTTGTCTAGCATTTCCAAAAAACAATTATTCATTTTTGCGCCCGATCCTTTAACGTCTGGACTATCAAACTCGTTAATATTAAAGTTCCTCATCTAACTCTCGATTGTTAATTTCGTTTGCAATTCTTTTACCCTCTCGCTCTACCCTGCCGTTTAGCGTTTCATTTACAATTTTAACGCCTAGATATACAATACCTAAAACAGATAGTATTAACTGCGCAATACTAGAGGCGCTCGCAATATCAAAAGAGGTAATTGTATTAGCCATGCTCATACCCCAAAGTCCAAGAGCCATATAGTCTGCGATTATTTTGTACATAGTTATTTTTTCTTTTTACGTCTTTTGCGTTTTCTGCGTTTTTTACGTTTTTTGCGCTTTTTGCGCCTAGTTCACTCCTCCGTAGGTGGTACTTCTGCATTCTTTGCCCACCCATAAAAGCTATGTGCTGCCTTGTCCGCAGGAAATACCTCAAAAGTTCCGAAACTTAATAAGTCGCTGCTCATTATATCAATGGCAAAACCCGAGTAGAAAATTGCAGGTGTTAAAATATTACCATCTGCATCATAGGTAGCAGGTATCTTTACCACCTTACCGATATATACAACCGCTGCTGTATTTTTAGCAAAGACTATTTCGCCCTCTACTTCTAATATTACCCCTAAATTTAATAGGTAGTCTTTTCCTTGTTGTTCTGTTGGAAAATTCGTTTTATATATTTGCATCATATCGTTGTAAGTTCTTGTAGTTCTGTATCGCTTAAAGCCTCTTTCCAAACTGCTACTGCTTTTGTTTTTCCGAAGAAATCATTAGCATTTGCGAGATTAAAAGACAATCTATCTAATCCTATAGGTGCATTTCCAGTTGTATCTGTCGCAACTTCTACTCCATCAACCCAAAACGCAAAATCATTTGCCTTGTACTTAATTGCTACCTTGTGAAAGTCTGACAATGAAGTAACAGCGAAATTAACATCAACAAACTTAGTACCACCGCTTGACACGATTGCTCTAACCTTATTGATTGCGCTATAATATAATATAACAACTCTGTTTTGACTTGTTCCATCGCTCGTGCCTAAATATCTGGCGCTAGTATCATTATTTGTTAAAGATGCTATTTGTGCATATAAAACACCCTCTGTTGAGTTTATAGATGCTAAACTACCTCCATTGGTACATACATCTTGGTTTCGTGTTACTGATGTTCCATCTGTGGGAATTAGGCTAGTACTAAAGCTTTGTGCTTCCAATTGATGCCCCCAATAAGCTACAGATGAATTACCTACTCCTATAACAGGACCAAAATACATTCTAACTATAGTACTTAAAGACCCGTCAGTAATATTAAAAATAGCTTCAAATCTATCAAAGTTATTTATACCCGATTGGACTTGTGTTGTGCTTCCTACTTGAGTACAATTAACTAATACATTTGGATATAAATCACCTACATATGTATCATTTACAGGTGTGCTAATTCTTCTTTTATACCACGAGTATGTTAGCTTACTATCTGTTGCGTATGAACCACCTCCTATAGTGTATTGATACCTATCTGAATTGCTATTTGGAACAGGTCTAATTGCATCATTGCTTCCGTCTGGTGCGGTTGCTAATATTTCAGATCCAGGGGCATTTCCATATTCCCCTTGAGAACTATTAGTTACTAGGTTTGTACTCTGATTTTCCCACAACCAACTTCCGCAGCCACTATCTGGAACTACTTCTTGCCCTGTTACTTCTTTTACAGATATTTTTGATATATAAAATTCAGATATAGCAACATTTGACCTTAACCAAATATAATTTGAGCCAGTAGCTATCGCAATTATATTAGCGGTTAAAGTTTGCCAAGAGCCTAAAGTAGATGTACTGACAAAATCTCCAGAAACAAAACTATCTGGACTATCTGCTCTAAAATTACCATTTTCAACATAGACTTCAATATTTACTTTGTAAGTTTTTCCGTTAACATAATTAAATGGTTGTCTTATTCTTGAGGCGGTAGCTGTGTTAAGTATGTTTATTTTAGCAACATCTGTTTTACCTTTAAAATCTCCAATTGTAATATTGGCAAACCCCTCTACTTGCCAATTGTTTGTTCCATTTGAAAAATCTCCGTTAGTAACCAACTCACTACCTAAAGCATCTTGATAACTGAAACCCTCGTAATTTATTCTAGGTAGGTTAGTATCCTCTGTTATTTCTATAACTGATATGTTTGTTATAGATAAACTTGTTCCACTTCCACCGCTTCTAGTTTGTACCTTAAAAGCATTTGTGTTAACTGCTGTTAAAATAAATGTGTAGTCTCCATTACTTGAAACATCACTACTAAAGGCATTACCAACACCAATTCTAACACTACCTTTTACATAATTAGAAATATTAAAAGATAT